TCATAGTTATTTGGTACACGTTAGGGTTACCATCCATGTCCATAGGTGTGCTTACTTTTACTGCACTATATGTCTTACCAGTACCTGGAGGACCGTGTAATAACACACGCCTTGACTTACCTAGTACCGAACTTACCATCTTCCAACAATCATTTTCCATTGTTTATCCTTTCTATATTATTTCTTCTTCATTAGGTAACCATTTACAATAAATGTCTATGGTACCTGTATTATTTTTCCTTTGTTCTATCTCGAACTTACCACGTATAGCAAGGTGAGATATATTACGTTGAGTCATTGACTCTATATTTGCTTTGACACCGCTTATCCAACTGTTTGCAGTACCTATTATGTACCACATATCTGGTGTTGATAAAAGTATTTTTACTTTATCATCTGTTAATAGACTAGGTTGTTTACCTTTTCTATTTACATACCTTTCAGGTGGAGTAGCTGGTCTCATATCTTTAGGCATCATCTGCTATCTCCTTTAAGAAATCTTCTGCGCTTACGCCAATAGATTCCTGTAGCTTGGCTATGTTTACTTGTGTCAAGTCAAAGAGTTTCTCTTCGTCTTCTGTTAGGTGACACTGTATAGACGTTGGCTCTAACGATAACCAATTTCTAAATATTAATCCCTCTGTTGTTTCATCACGTATAGTACTTATCTCATCTAGAGTTAGACTATCTTTACCTTCTGCCAATGGGTGACCAGGTATAAAGTCTGTCATATCTTCTGCTCTTATCATCGTTGTTATTTCCATAGCACGTTGTATAGCTTGTAGATTAGACTCTGCTGGTACAATTATATGGTATACAATAGGTTCTTTTGACTCCATAGTTTCCATATGTCTTTTATCATTGTGACTATCGTCTAGAACGTATGCAATAGTAACTGTATATTCTTTCTTATCTCTTTCATCTGCATGAATATGCATTAGTTATTCCTTTCTTTGTCGGTTAGCACGTAAGTAGAACCGACAGAGAAAGCAAGGGCATTAGCTCTCAGCTGTCGGGTTCTACTGCGTTTCACTCGTCTGTGTTAACGAGAGAATTATAAGGGGACATAGTATAAATATCATACTCATGTGCCTCGAATGTTATTGATGAATCACTATCAGCTAGTGATACCATATGGTCTATCTGCGCAATAGCATCGTCAGCACTTGTATCGCTACTGTACGTAAACGAAACTGTGAGTACATTAATATCATACTTCATATTCTCATCTATGTATGCGTATACTTGTGACATTATTCTTCTTCACCTTCTGGATAATCAGTTATTATTTTAAGAATTTCTGTGTGTCCTGATATTTGATTCTGTAAAAGAACCATTAGTTCTACTAAATCTTTTACTGTTTTTTCTAGTGCATCTAATTGATTGTTACTCATCATCTATATCCTTTGCTATATCATAAGCCATTTGATTTAAGTCCATCATCAATGCCTTGCTATCATCGTCACCATCTTCATTGACATGGTCTGTAAAGTCAGCTCTAAATTCGTCATCTGATAAGACAACAGCCATAAATTTAGCTTGAAATTTAGGGTCACTTTCACCTATGTTATCTACAATAGCTAGTTGTATTCTACCTATCATACCTACTTTTTTTACTATATCTTCTAGTGCGTTAGTAAGTTTTAATAGTGCGTCCTTAGTTGCATCGTCCATATTATTTCCTTCCATTTATAATTGACTTTCATTAAAGAAAGCCTCGTCATTATCTGATAATTCCTCATCAAGTTGTGAAGAATTAATTGCTTTAGTTACTTGATATTTAACAGCCTCTTCAAACATACCAGTGAACCTTTTAACCTCTGGTAGTACACCATTCTTGTTATTGTTCCAAGCATTGAGGTCATTCAATGTCCATTGTATGATACGAATTAACTGTTCATTAGTTAGTTTATCTAACATGTTGTTCCTTTCTGTGTGTGTTGTCTGTCGTAGTGTGATAGTCATACGACAGACAAGACAGTTATTATATTAGTTACCGAATGGGCTATCGTCTTCGTCTGGTTCAAAGACATCCTCGACTGCCCATGCTTTGGGTTTGATGTTTAGAAACTCCAAGTCCTTTGTTTGTATCTCAATGGCTTGGGTGTCATGGTATGTACCAACTGCTATGTTGACCATATCCTCTAGTTTTTCGTACTGATATTCTGAAAGTAATTCTCTCATAATATCCATTGCATTTTTTACTTGCACTATATCCATTAGTATTCCTTTCTATTGTTTATTCGTTAGTAGTTGAATGCTATATTCATAGCTATCATTAGTACTATAAAATAAAATGTCAGTGGTCTCATATAGTTATCCTTTCTATCGTAATCGGTAGTAGCTACTTCCAGGTGCTTTCGCCTGGGCTAATTCACTACTACCATTTGGTATTTATTACATAGCTAAGTCATAATCTTATATCCTTTCTTGCTATCATAAACTTTATTCTACCTACATACATAACGTACATAGGTAGTATAAAACCTACTTGGTTTTAATAGGGTGCAGTTTCGAGTTCATCGCTTACAGCGACTTCCTCTACTGCTACATCCTCCGAGGCAGGTGCCTCAGATGCAGAAGCCTCTCGTGACTTCTTAGATGTTGGGCTGGCGTTATGTAAATCCATCAACGCCCATTTGTTGATATGGATTGGGAATGTTTCTTTAACTCCCTTGATATATGTGGTGATGAACGTAACATCTTTCCACTCGGTGATAGGCTCACCTGTTATTCCGCATACCATAGGGTACGCAATTGGTTTTGACATAAGTATATCCTTTCTATTATTGGCTTATGCTTGACATATATTATCTATATACATCAGTTGTCTGTCCGACTTCGCGTTAGTCGGAAGGACAGACAAGTGATATATACTAGCAGTGGTACTGCAAGAATATATAATCCACATTGTGTGTGGTGTCACATTCGTGACAATAGTTTATAGTTTTAGTATCCATAACTTCCTTTCAAGTTAGTTGTACATTTCCTCTATTATATAGTCATCTACATAGTCACTATCATTCATAATATCCTTTCATATTAAAAATTAAATACAGCCCCTGTATTCCGAAAGTTCGGAAGGGGCTGTAATTTAAGTGTTATCTAAAGAGAGATAGTTGCTTAAGCTTATCAATACGTGTGAGTTCACGTGCTGATACATCCCAAGCATTTTCGCCATTAAGATATACTTTTGGCGCACAATCTTTATAGTGTATATTAAGCGGATATGTCTTGCCATTGCTGGCAGGTTTCCAATACGCATCCTTTTTGAATACGATAGGGTATAGACATACACGACATAGTTTCTTATTAGTAAATTTATCCATTGTTATTCCTTTCTTATTAAATAGATAATAGTTAACGTAAGTCTTACGACCTCCGCGCTAGTCGGAGAGTAAGACGTTTATTTAGTAGAATTCTTATAATCATCAGTATCTCTATATGGCATGTGATGTTTACACCAATCGTTATCTAGTATCTCATCACTCCACATATTCATATTACATTTAGTACATGTCCATAAGTTCTCTAGGTATAACATATAATCCTTTCTATCCATAAAGATATATAGGTACAGTAAAGTACTACATATCTCTACAAAATAAATACATATGGTGTCAGACTGTCTGACTTCCGAAAGTCGGAAGGACAGTCTTATACCTATGTAGAATATTTATGTACTGTCTATAAATCTATTACTATATATAACCTATGACTACCAGATGTCAATCTGGATGTTCTACATATAGTACGTAAGGTCTGTAAAATATGCTGGTAATTCTTTAAGAAACCCTGTCTGTATGGGCGTTAGCGGGCATTAGTCTTATTGAAGCTAACTAAACCTTTTTGTAAGTCCTTGGGTACTGCCTTTGTCTTTCTAGTTTACTGTCTTGCCAGTCAGCAGCTTTCTACATCCCGATTGCACCTTCACCTGTAACAAATTACTTGTGTTTAGTGTTTGTATTTGAGAGTATGTTACCATATAATTAGCACTACGCAAACATCTACAGGAAGATAGTTTTTTATGGTCGAAACATCACACAATGTAATCTGTATAGCAGAGGGTTGTAGGAAGAAATTAACAGGTAAACAGCGTAAATTTCACTCCCCTACCTGCCAAAAGAGACAGTTTGCTAAAGATAAACGACATAATAAGAAAGTTGAAGCAAAACCGATTAATATAGAACGTAAGTCTGATGAGGGCGATTATGCCAGCGTTAGGCGAGGTCAGTATTATCGAGCTTTCGTAAGCGAAGGAATAGCTGACCAAGTTGCAACAGGCGATATGACGGTAGCACACGCTGCTTCCCTCCTTGGCTGCACCTCTGCTACTGTCAGTCGCATGCTCGCTGCCTACAAGATTGATACTAAAAACTCTGTAGCTGCCGAAGACTGGGAGTTATCAGCTGACGCTAAAGAAGCATTAGAAAATTTTGCTACCTTCCGACAAAAATACTTCCGAACCGAACTAGGTAAGCAGTATGACACAGCTCCTTTTCATAGTAACTGGATAAATAACATTATAGATAGTATAGAAAACGGTAAAGAGTTACTTATCTTAAGCCCCCCTAGACATGGAAAGACAGAACTGTTAATACATTTTGCTGTGTATCAGATATGCAAGAATCCAAACACACGTATCATGTGGGTAGGTGGAAACGAAGATATAGCTAAGAATGCCCTTAGCGCAGTCCTAGACGTGCTTGACACAAACGAAGAGTTAAGAGATGCATATTGTATGCCAGGAACATCTTTTAAGCCAGATAACCGCTCTGGTAAGAACTGGTCACAGAATCAGTTTACTGTAGGTACTCGTACAGTTGCAGGTATTAAGTCACCGACAATGGTAGCTGTAGGTAAAGGTGGAAAGATTCTATCACGTGACTGTGACATAATTATTGCTGATGACATTGAAGACCACCAAACTACTATGCAACCTGGTGCAAGAGAAAGTACTAGACAATGGTGGACAACAACATTATCAAGTCGTAAAGAGGAACACACAGCTGTAATTGTTATTGGGTCTAGACAACATCCTGATGATTTATATAACCATCTTTTAGAATCAGATAACTTTACAAGCATTGTAGAAACTGCACACAAGTTAGATTGTGCAATACCTGAACACTTACAAGAGGAACATATTGATTGTATGTTATGGGCAAACAAAAGAACGTTTAAATGGTTAATGTCTAGGTTACACTCTGCTGAATCTACAGGTGGTAGGCAGACATTCGAGATGGTGTACTTTAATCAAGCATATGTAGAAGGTACGCAAATATTTACTATGAATGTAATCGACCAATGTATGCGACCAGACTTAGTACTAGGACAAGTATATAAAAACTTATACTTAGTAGCTGGACTTGACCCTGCATCATCAGGGTATCAAGCATCAGTGCTATGGGGTATAGACCAATACCGTGGTGAGTTATATCTAGTTGACCTAGAAAACAGAAGAGGTGGAGGTATTAGAGCTGCTTTAGACCAAATGGCTGAGTGGGCGCATCAATACGATTGTAGACATTGGATAGTAGAAGAGAACGGTTTCCAAACAGCTATACGTCAAGATGCTGCAATAAAAGAATTTACACTACGTAGTGGTATAACAGTACAAGGACACTTGACTGGTAAAAACAAACACGACCCACTATATGGTGTAGGTGCCATGGCAGATTTGTTCGAAGATAAGAGAATACATCTACCTACTGGTGATGGGGAAAGTAGTGCAAAAGTACAGAAATTTAGACAACAACTGTTATACTTTGATGGAAAACCTGTTTCCAAAAGAAACAAAGAGAAAACTGATATAGTTATGGCTAGTTGGTTTCCGATGAAAGTTTTTAGGCGTATGCAAAAAGAACATACTGCTGACATAGGATTAGACTATAATCCTAGTTATGGAGATTACAAAATGACCGATACAAATGAGGCACCATGGGCATAGAAAACCTAGACACAAAAACATATCAAGAGATTGTTAGAAACGCTGCAGAACTTACAGCAGGAAAATTAGTACAAGAACGTCAAGTTCAGAAAGCTAGAATAAAAGCAATCCTTAATGGTGGTGCAGATGGTATTAAAGCATTACTAGGTAACACAATGGAAACCTCTGATGCTGACTTATTACCAGCTCCTAACATGTTGCAGTCTGGTATTGACCGACTTGCACAAAAGATTTCAGGTATACCTCAAGTACGAGTAGATGTACCTAATGATAATGATTCTGATAGAAGTAAAATACGTGCAGAAAAATTAGAACGTATTGTTTCTAACTACGATGAAAAGCAAGGGTTACTTGCACAGTTGCAACAAGCAGCTAGGTGGTTACCTGGTTATGGTTACTGTGCTTGGGTAATAACAACAAAGAGAGATGTTAATGGTTTCTTTTATCCATCAGCAGAACTTAGAGACCCTTACGATACATTCCCAGGAAACTTTGGACCTGACCAACAACCAAGAGAAATGGCTGTTATTAGACGTGTGCCTAGATATAAACTTGCACAAATCTATCCTGAGTTTGCTGCAGAAATACTTAAACAAGATGATGACGATACAGATTCACAAGTGGATACTGCTACACCGTTTATGTCTTATGAAAATAACAGAGAACAAGGTTGGGAAGATAACACATACTCTGGTGTAAGAATTATTGAATACTATGACATGGGTGGTACTTATGTAGTATTCCCAGAACGTAATATGATTCTTGACTTTATACCAAACGTATTATCTACACCTCCGTTTGTGTTTATGAAAAAAGTTTCTTTTGACCAACTTAAAGGTCAATATGACCACGTAATAGGTTTGATGGCAATGATGGCAAAGATTAACATTATGTCAGCAATCGCTATGGAAGATAGCGTATTTACAGAAA